TTTCAGATTTTGGAGCATCTGTTTTAAAGTTTATTTCTACTAACATAATTTCTATTTTTTAAAGTTTATCAAATTTAATCTATTGCTTTGTTTTACGCAATAGGTGGGTGTAGTTTAGAATGAATTAAAATAGTGTTATAAACCAAAATTATCATTTAATTTAATAGTTAAGAAACTATAAATTAATCCTGAGTTGGTTTCAACTTTGTAAAGATTTTTTAAATGTTTAACCTCTTTTTCAACTAATGATAGGCTAATGTTTAGCTTAAAAGAAATATGTTTTTGATTAAAATCATTACACATTAAATCTATTATGCTTTTTTGTCGTTCAGTTATCCACATCTCTTATTTATTATTTTAAAATACACTTTATTTACTCTTTCTGAATTATAACCTCGTCTGTAGTAATAATTCATTACTATTAATATTCTTTGTTTAGGACTCATCTTGTATTTTTTTAATTTCTTCTTTTCGCACAAATTCAATTTCTCTTTGAATATAGTCTAACGCTTTTTCAAGGTCTTTTAAATGCGTTCCTTTCTTTCTGCAACGTGTAACATATTTAATTATATTTCCCTCGTTAAAATTAAGTTCATTATCTTTTACGAAGTCTATTACATCGTAATTATTTTCGTTTGTATAGTGTAATGGTTTCATAGTTTCTTATTTTTTTTACCCTCTTTTTTTCCTAAAAGATAAGACATATAAATTAATAAAGTGAATAATATAAAAATTATTGTTTCCATATTAAAAAATATAATGGTTAATAATTCTAATATTTTTTAACTCATAATTTCCATCTTTACCAACTTTAACGTGTGCAAATCCGTGATTATAGTTATTGTAAGGTGCGTATTCAGGCTCTAAACCACATAAGCAACCAGTTGACCAAGTTGTAGTAACTTCACCGCTTAAAGTCTTTTCAGTATGTTCCGAAGTTCTGTGATGGTGTCCTACTATTGCGCTTTCTTTTGCTTTTAAGAATAATCCTCTTGCTGGATTAACTGGTGGCGCAAAACCTCCATACCATTCGTGTCCGTGCAAAATTGGTAATTTACCAGCGTAAGAAATTTGTTTATCTTTTACTAAAGTAACTCCAAACTCACGAAAGCGTAAAATTTGCTCCAATTTAAAATCATCAACTCCTAATAGTTCGGGTGCTTTTAACATTAAATAATGTTCCCAACGTGCCTCGTGGTTTCCGATTTTAAAATAAATAGGACATTTAAAAGTTTCCTGCAGTTGTTTTAAAAAATCACGTGTCATTTCTAACTCTCCAGCTAAATCACGCAAACGTCTATCTTTTATAAATCTACTCGCTTGGTACATATCAATAGTATCACCATTCAAATAAACGCAATTAACTTTGTTTTCAATTCCGTAATTAATTGCTAATTCAAGCGCTTTATTATCTTGATAAGGTAAATGTATATCTGACAATAATAAGATATTATTTTGACCTTTTGGAATTATAAAAGGCTCACATTTTTGGTAATCGCTTTCAGGTAATTTCATCATAAATTGTTTTTTAGTTTTTTCGGTTCTAAAGCCTACTACGATAGTTCGACTTGAATTATTATGTTCATTTCTATAATATCTTACAAGTCCTCTCGCTTGTTCTAAACTATCGAAGTCTAAAGGATATGTTTTTAATAACATTCGTGAAAGTGCCATAGTTGAAGCATTTGGTAGTTTAGTAATTAAATCTAAAACTATATCACGTTTATAAGTGTTTGCGTGTGTATTTCCTTTTTTGAATGTCATAAAACTAATTTTACTAAAACCAAACCTACAATAGCACCACATCCAGCTCCGAGTGCATAAGTAAGTTTTTGATTTGTTGTTGATACACTAATTTTTGATACATTGAACGCCCACAAAAGCGATATAGTAAATGATGCTATAAATATACCAATCCAATTTAATTGTGTTATAAAGTAGGTATTTATAGCTACGCAACCTACTTGCATAAATGATGTTAGAAATGTTTTCATTCTTTAAACAATATTTTTTCAATTAATTTTCGTTTGTAATACTCTCGGTTATATTCTTTTTTTCGCTCTTTATTTTTAGCGTACCAAATTCGAGTTTTTTCGGCTTTAGTTTTCATTCATTTTGCTTGGATAAACATTCATAAAACTATCTAATATCTCGTATTGCTCTTTTTGGAATATAACAATCTTATTTTTATTTGATTTATTAGAGTTGTTTAAACAGATTTCAATTTGGGCATCTGTTAAATAATGATGCCCTTTATAATAAAATGTTATTAATTTATTTCTTTTAACCCTACGTCTTAAGGTATCTAAAATAATACCATGGTTTCTACTTACATCTACTATGTTAGTCATAATAATTCTCTTTAAAGATTTGTAGTAGTTCTTCAGTTGAATTAATATATGAATAATTTAATTCTGTTATATTACTATCTTTCCACTCCGCAAACTTAATAGCAAAATCTTCTAATATTTCTATTGCAGTATCGGTATCAACACCCGACTCATTCATAATAGCACAATCTACTAACTTTTCTCTTAACTTACTCATAACTTCTCAATTGCTAATTTTCTAACAATTTCGCCTAACTCGTAACTATTCGGAGTTGCTAAAATATCTTTTAAAGGGATTTCTACAATAATTTCAACAATCCCCTCTCTAACAAACGCCTCTTTAATATTCGGCTCTTTGCATAGTTCTTTAACGAATGTTTCTGTTATATTTTCTAATTTAATTTCCATAACTTATAATTGTTTAAAATCGATTACTTCGATGTTGTTAGTATAGTTTTCCATTGCTTGTTTTATTTCTTCTAACAAGTCTTTATGTTTCTGTAAAGCATTTTCTAACGCTTCAATTCTTAACGCTTGAAACTTCTCTAAATCAGTTGATGGCGTTTTGTCTATTGTGTATAAATCTGTACTCATAATTTAATCATTATTATTATTGCTGCTATAAATAATCCTATTTGTACACCAAAAAGAAAATCAATTAAGACTATTCCTTTCATCCCTTCTATAATTTGTTTTATCATTTCTCTCTCTTTTTATCAGTTAATATTTCAATTACTACTTCTTTTAATTTTGCTCCTACTAAACTTATTCGATTAATCGATGGTTTGTTTATGAAAGCTAATATTTCGTTATAGGTTATCATAATATTAAGTATTTTTAAGTTTAATAAATTCAACTAAATCAATTAATATTTGTTCTGTTTTAGGATGCAAATTTTTAGATATGTAACACAATTGCATTTCTAATTGTTGTTTTTGCATACTATTTGATAATGATGCACATAAACCATTTAATAGTTTAGATTGTGTTTGGTCATCTGACATACCTATATCATAACCAATTTCTTCTGCTAATTTTTCAATACTTGACTTTATCATATTATTTTCTATTTAAAATTCTTAATGCTTTGTTACTTTGTTTAATGTAGAAATCACTTCTACCCGATGCGTGAGCTGTTTCTTGAATAAATTTAATAACTTCAATCGCTTCGGCTATATTATTTTCGGTTGTAAAGATTACGCTTTCTAATGGCTCAAAATCGTCGTTATCTTTAGCGAATTTCATACACTCGGTTAGTGTTGTTGGTTCGTTTTCTTCAATTGGTTCATCTGTTTGCGGAACTGCATCGAAACGCTCATCGTAAAAACTATTTCCCATAACATTACTTTTTTAAACTCTCATCCGCACATTTTTTCAATGCTTCGGATTGGAGTTGGTTGATAAAATTGTTTACTTGTTCCTTATCTAATTTGTCTATAAATTTAGGTTCTACATAAATAGTCATAAATCTGACTTTCTTTTTTTCTGTTGGTAGTTTATTTCTTGGCATTATTATTTAGTTTTTAAAGTTATACCATTTTCATAAACAAAGCCAACTAATAAATTATCTATTCCTAAAGGATAAGCGTATTTAGATAATTCAGGATATTCAAAATTAGTTTCACACGCATTACTTAATACTGTGTAATCTAAATTACTCCAATTTTTATTAGAATAAATACCATTAGCTGGTATTTCTAATTCTAAAGTAAATTGCGAAGCATTTTGACCATCTTTAATTACGTTTACTTTTTGACCTATTTTAAATTTTGGTTTCATAATAAATAATGTTTTAATTGTTATTTGATGTAGCAAATGTAATAATAAAAAAACGAATAAAAAGCGTTTTAGTAAAAAAGTTTATTAATTTATATTAATTCTAAATAGCAAACATAAGTTACTATAAATAAAAAAACCACCGATTAAGGTGGTTTAGTAGTTGTGGTGTTGGGGTTTAGTTAGAAAATATAATTATCATTTATATCGAACTGCTTATCTAAAAAATCAATCGGTTCGCATTTTTCAAATCTCGAAGACTCTCCAAAATTATTAACTCTTTGTTGTGGCTCTCTACATTTAAGGCAAACTCTATAAGTTTCTAGTCCGTATCTGTTACGTCCTCTTACTTGCCAATTATGACTGCATTTATATTCACGTTTAAATATATTGATTAACCATTTCATATAGTGTTTTTATTTAGTTATTCTTTTAGTTTAACTACAAATGCATTAAAGTTAAAAGCTATATAAGTTTTTTCAGTTAATGAAAGTACGTGTAATTCAAAATATTCATCTTTCATCAATTTATTTTCTAACATTGCTTTTAAATATGTTTCTGGAACTGGAATTGTACCTATTCCGTTTCTATTTATTTGACTAATAAATTCTAAATGTTCTGCTTTAAATTTCATACCTCCCCACTTTCTTTTTTAGCGTATTTTCTGCTCCAAATTACAAAGAATAAGAATGCAGTGATACAGATTATTAATAATATCCAATTCCAAAAATTGCCTTTAGTTGATTCCACTTGTTTAACTGCAACCGATTTTTTAGTTTCTTCTTTAACTGAAACCGCTTTTTGTTCGATTTTAGCTACTTTCTCAACTTTGTTAGTAGTTATATTGTTTTTAACTTTTCTATGCTTTAAAGACACGTTGAAATATTTATGACCATTTACAATAATTTCTTTTGTGTTATCAACTGGAACTATTGTAATTTCGTCAGTATCGGTGCAATCGATAACTTTGATATTAGTATCTGTTTTTGTTTCAGTTTTACTTGTATCGAGTATCGCAATTTGCGTTTCTTCTTTTACATCTGATTTTGAAACTTTGCGAGTGCCACAACTAAATAGTAAAATAGTTGATAATAGTATTAGTTTAGTTTTCATATTCATTAAAATTTATAATGTTAAATGGTTTTTTATCAAAAGTACCAATAGGTTGAGTGCAATATCCATAACTTTCTCCTAATTTTTCTAAATATATAGGGAATGTGGGTGTGTTATATTTTTCTAACCATTCTTTTGAACTTATTGTTTTTGAGCTTCTAAATAAGTGATATACTTTAATAAATTGCTCTTTATTTTCTATTTTTAATCCAGTATAATCCATCTCTCTATTTATTTAAGTTATTAAAAATTTCGTTTGCCTTAGTGATTGCGCTTTGTGTTGCTTCGGTGCGGGTATTAAAGGGAATATAATCGCAACTTGATAGAAATGTATTATCATATTCCCTTACTTCTACTCTAAATTCTTTTGAAAATGGTATATGTGAAGTATTAATATAAATCCCAACACTATCAAAAAACTCGATTATAAGTGCGTGTTGACAACTTTCTTTTAATGATAAAAAATAAATCCTTGTTAATTTAATAGTTCTTCCAAAGTTAGAAACTCCATCATTACCATTCATTAACCATAGTTCAAACTGCTCTTTGCATTTATCGGTTAGTATCATAGTTCTATATTTAATTCTTGGTTAGTTAGTGCGAAAATTTTATTTTGAAAATCATGTAAATATTCAACTTCTTTTGCTGAATAAATAGGATAAGAAATAATATCAATAGTATCGTTATCTATAGTATCAAATATTGCAAATCTTTTTGAAATAATATTATAAGAAATGCACATTTTTTCTGATAAAAGTTCGCAATTTGTATAATAATCATAATTATACCACCCTTGCTTTCCTTTAACTATTTCTGGGCATTTGAATAATATATCTTCTGTTAGTGGAATTGGTTTAGCATTTAGAATATGATTGTATTCTTCATTTTCTTTAAAATATAATTCGTCTTTTGATAATTGACTAACTTCCCAAAAATTACCATCTACATCAAGTTTATTCTTTATCCTTAATTCTTCTACTTTCATAACACTTCTTTTAAAAATTGATTAATTTGTTTTATTTTTTCTTCTTTGGTTAAGTTTTCGTTTATGTGAAAACTATAACTTTTACTCGATTTCTGATAAGGCATAAATACTATATTTACACGTGTTGTTGTTTTCTTTGGTGGTGGCATTTTTTTAATTTAAGTTGAATACATAATCTAATTCTATTTGTTGATACCATTGTAAGCTACTT